GGCATAGGAGTTATATCCAGAACAGTTTGAAAATGCAAAAAAATAAATTAAACACGTTATATATATAATTATGAAATCAACTGAAATGTTAAACCAAATCAAGACGCTTTTAAACATAGAAGTAAAACTTGAAGAACAAAAATTAGAGAACGGTACTCGTGTAGAAGCAGAATCGTTTGAAAAAGGTAAAGAAATCTTTATTCTTACTGATGACGAAAAAGTTGCTATGCCAGTAGGTGAATACTTACTTGAAGATGGTAGACTTGTAGTTATTGAAGAAGAAGGATTAATTGCAGACGTTAGAGAAGTATCTGACGAAGTTCCACAAAAGGAAGAAGAATCTAAAGATGAAACAGAAGATTTAGAAGAAAAAGAAGAAGAAATGGATGAAGAAGCTGATGTTCAGGACTGGGAAGGAATGGAAAAAAGAATCAAGAATCTTGAAGATGCTATTTCTGATCTTAAATCTAAAGTAGGTGAAAAAGATATGAAAGAAGATGAAGTTGAAATGGAACAAGACGAAGTTTCAAGACAACCTAAATCAAGAACTATCAAAGAAGAATTTAACGAAGAAGTTAACGAACAATTAAAAGAAGAATTATCTAAACCTGCTGCTGCTCCAATAAAGCACAATCCAGAAGGAGGTAATGCTAAAAAAGAAAATTTTAGAATAGCGCCAAAAAGACGCCCTTCTACAATGGATATAATCTTAAATCAATTAAATAAATAAAATAAACAATTATGCCACAACCAACTATTACTACTACTTATGCTGGAGAATTTGCAGGTAAGTATATCGCTGCTGCTCTATTGAGTGGTAACACGTTAAGTCAAGGTGCTATTGAAATTAAGCCAAACGTAAAGTTTAAAGAAGTTATTAAAAAAGTAGCTACTTCTGGTTTAATTGTAGATGAATCTTGTGATTTCACAAATGCTGGAACTGTAACTCTTACTGAAAGAATTATACAGCCAGAAAATTTTCAAGTTAACCTTGAATTATGTAAAACTCCTTTCGAATCTGACTGGGGTGCTGTATCAATGGGCTATTCAGCTTTTGATAACTTACCACCTGACTTTGCTTCTTTCTTAATTGCACACGTTGCAAAAGAAGTTGCTGCTTCAACTGAAAATAATGTCTGGCAAGGAAATCTTGGTGGCGCACAAGCTGGAGAATTTAACGGATTCACAACTTTAATGGCTGCTGATGCAGATGTAATTGATGTTGCTGCTGCTGCTGTTGATTCTGCTAACGTAGTTGCTGAATTAGGTAAAATAGTAGATGCTATTCCTTCTACACTTTATGGTAAAGATGATTTATTCATCTATGTATCACAAAACATTGCTAAAGCATACGTTAGAGCATTAGGTGGATATTCTGCTATCACAAACGCACAAGGTGGTGGTGTTGCAGGAGGTATTGACAACAAAGGAACACTTTGGTATGGAGGTCAAGAAAACCTTTCTATTGATGGAGTTAAAATCTTTGTTGCTAATGGATTACCAAACAACTATGCAGTTGCTGCAGAAAGATCTAACTTATACTTTGGAACTGGATTAATGTCTGATTACAATCTTGTTAAGAATTGATATGGCTGACATTGACGGAAGTAAAAACGTAAGAGTAATTATGAGATTTACTGCTGGAGTACAATACGGAATAGGATCTGATATAGTTCTTTATTCTTAATAAATTAAATTAACCAAAAATAAGGGTAGGTGGGTTATTGCCTACTTACCCTTTTTTTAATAAAAAAATATAAACTATGGCTTGTACATTAAACACAGGGAGAAAATTACCTTGTAAAAGTGCCTTCGGTGGCATTAAAACAGTTTGGTTTGGTGATTTTGGTGGTATTACAGGAGTTACAGTAGATTCTACTACTAAACAGGTAACAACTATCGCAGGAACACAACCAGATTGGTATCAATTCGATGTTAAAGGTAATTCTTCACTTGAAACAACTGTAACAAGTTCAAGAGAAAACGGAACTACTTTTTATACTCAAACTTTAAATTTAACATTAACATACCTTGAAGCTAAAACTCAAGCTGAATTACAGCAAATAGCAGTTGCAAGACCTTATGTTGTTGTTGAAGATTATTACGGAAATCAATTCCTTTGTGGACTTGAAAACGGAATGGAATTTGTTTCAGGAACTGTAGTTTCTGGGGCTGCTGCAGGAGATCTTTCAGGATTTACTTTAGTTATGGAAGGAATGGAAGAATTAGCACCATACTTTTTAGATTCTGGATTAATTGTTGCTGACGTTGATCAAATAGTGCCAAACTAATAATATTAGTATTTAAAATTAAGCATCCTTTGGGGTGCTTTTTTTTTGCATTAACATTTCTACAAAATAACTTATTTCTTACGTTATATATAAAATGATCGTATTAACTACTTCTACATTAGCCCAAGCGTTTAAAGTAATACCAAGAACGTATGGACGAATTTACTTTGTCTATTAGAGATGATAGCACAAATGTAACACAAACGTATGAAGTTACAACTGGAGTTACATCAGGAAACTATTTAACTTTTAGTCAAGCATTTAGTCCTGTATTAGTTGAAGGTCATTTTTACGACATAAAATTATATTCAGACCCAAACTTTTGGAATACTAATTATTTTCTTTGGGAATTATATAATGAATTTTGGAATATAGACACTACAAATATAGTAGACATATTCAAAGATAGGATTTTTTGTACTGATCAAGAGATTGACCAAATGGATAATTTATACTATGAGTTAAACAAGGGTCAATACATTACAGACAATTCTTATAATAATGATTACATTGTAATATGAAAAATAGAAAAAGAAATAGTTTAGGGCAGTTTATTAAAAAAGGTTCAAAATCAGAAGTTAGTTTTGTTAATTTAAGTACATACACAAGTCCAGAAATTGTTGAAGTGCCAAACCAAGAATGGGTACAATATGGTGCAGATAATAATTACTTTCAATTCTTAATAGACCGTTACAATGGAAGCCCAACAAACAATGCTTGTATTAATGGTATTAGCCAACAAATATATGGTAAAGGTTTAGGTGCTACAGATTCAAGTAGAAAGCCAGATCAATATGCAGAAATGATTACATTACTTAAAAAAGATGTAGTTAGGAAATTAAGTTATGATCTTAAGCTAATGGGTCAATGTGCTATGCAAGTTATTTATTCTAAAGACAGAACTAAAATTGCACAAATAGAACACATACCTATTGAAACATTAAGAGCAGAAAAATGTAATGAAGATGGTGATATACCAGCATACTTTTACTTTAAGGATTGGACTAAATTAAAACCAAGTGATAAGCCATTAAGAATACCTGCTTATGGAATGTCAAAAGAAAATATAGAAATCTATTACATTAAGCCATACAAGTCAGGATTTTATTACTATGCACCTGTGGACTATCAAGGTGGAATACAATATGCAGAATTAGAAGAAGAAATATCTAATTATCACTTGAACAACATAATGAATGGTTTAAGCCCTTCAATGCTTATTAACTTTAATAACGGAACGCCTAATCCACAAGAACGTGAACTTATTGAATCAAGAATAGCACAAAAATTTAGTGGATCAAGTAATGCTGGTAAATTTATTTTAAGTTTTAACGACAATAAAGAACAACAAGCAGAAATTACACCTGTACAATTAAGTGATGCACATAACCAATACCAATTCTTGTCAGACGAATCACAAAGTAAAGTATTAGTAGCGCATAGGGTAGTAAGTCCAATGCTTTTAGGTATAAAAGACAATACAGGATTAGGAAACAATGCAGATGAAATAAAGACAGCTTCCTTGCTTATGGATAATACTGTTATAAGACCATTTCAGGAACTTTTAATAGATTCCTTTGACCAAGTATTATCTTATAATAATATTGCCTTAAACCTATACTTTATCACGTTACAGCCATTAGAATTTACAGACGTTGATAGAAGTGTACAAAGTGATGAAGAAATAGAAGAAGAAACAGGTGTTAAAATGTCAGCTGATTTAAAAGAAGTAGACGGATTTGAAGTTTACGAAACTAAAGAAGAAGCAGAAAGACAAGCTGAAAAAATGGGATGTTCAGGTCATCACGAACACATAGAAGGTGATAAAGTATGGTATATGCCTTGTGAATCACACGATGAAATAGATTTAAAAAAACCTTGTGAAGCTGGTTACGAACAATACGGAATGAAAGTTAAAGGGGGTCGTTTAGTTCCTAATTGTATTCCAATTAATATGTCAGAAGAATTAAGCAAAGATATATTAGAAAATTTAAAAGGTGAAGTTGTAAATGATGAATGGGAACTTGTAGATGAATTAGAAGAAGATCAAGACATAAGCAATGAGGACTGGGCAAACATTTGTATTTCTGAAAAAAAGAGTTTATTCCAACAACTAAAAGACGAAATAACTTCTAAACCAGATGGCTTTAGTTATTTAGATTCTAAAAATTATAAGATTAGATATAAATATGCAGTAGGTTCTAAAAAACCAAGTAATTCAACAAGAGATTTTTGCCAAAATATGATGCGATTATCTAAATCTGGAATTGTATATAGATTAGAAGATATTGACAAAGCGTCAAGAGATGGGGTGAATAAAGAATTAGGACATAATAGAAAGCCTTATGATTTGTTCAAGTTTAAAGGGGGTATTTATTGCAGACATAAATGGAATCGTGCTTTATATCGTTTAAAGAAAAATACACAACCATCTAAAGATTTAAGTGATTACAAGAAAACAAGAACAATACCTAAAACTTATATTAAAAATCCAAGAGGTACAAAGCAATCGGAAATAGCACCAATTAATATGCCTAATAAAGGAGCATATCCAAAATAGAAAATTATGGCAACAGCATTATTTATAAATAGAACGGATTTAGTAAGAAATAGCATTTTAGATGGAAATGTAGATACTGATAAATTTATACAATTCATTAAGATAGCACAAGAAATAGATATACAAAACTATACAGGTACGGATCTATACAATAAAATATCTACATTAATAGCTAATGGTGAAATTGATGACGTTGCTAATGCTAAATACAAGACTTTACTAAACACATTTACAACCAATGTTAATATGGGCAGCACAAATTTATTACATACCTTTTGCAGCTTATTCAATTAAAAATGGTGGTGTTTTTAAACATAGATCTGAAACAAGTGAAACAGTAAGTAAAAATGAAGTAGATTATTTAGTAGATAAAGCAAGAGAATTTATGGAATATTATTCAAGACGTTTTATTGATTTTATGTCATTTAACCAATCAGATTATCCTGAATACACAAGCAATACAAACGATGATATATATCCAGATTATGATGCATTATTTAATGGG